TAACATTACAAGGTAACTTAAGTATAGTATAATGGCAAGTATTTTAAAAGTAGATAAGATCAGAGGTACAGGATTAGATAGTGATACCATAAGTCTTGATGGTAGTGGTAACATTACGATTCCAAAGAATGTTACTTTCACTGGTACAACTACAGGTGCTGGTGCTATGGTCAAGTTATTAGATGCAACTTTTTCCAGTGTTGCACAGTATGATATTACAAACACTTATATAAATGCAACATATGATGAGTACATTATTTATGGTGATCTTTTACCTGCAAGTGATAGTGTAAATTTAGATTGTGCTGCTTTTTATGGTGATACACCAACTTTAGTAACTGGTACAGAACATAGCTTTCAATCCTATTCTCCTGATGGTGGTGGGGTTTCTACAGATACTGACTGTGCACTTTTCTTTAGACCCAACAAATACTCTCTTGGAAACCAAAGTGGTGAGGGTGTTAGGTTTGAAGGAACAATTCAAAATGTAAATAGCACAACTCAACCATATTGTATTCATGGACATTATAATAATGGTCTTACTGGTGGAACTACAGTTGGAGGTATATTTTATGGCTCTGCACAACCGGCTTATAGATCAAGAACATTAAGAGGAATTAGAATAAAATTTGGTAGCGGAAATATCGCTTCAGGTTATGTCAAATTATATGGGATTAAATAATGAGTAGATTAATAGTAACAAATGTAGAAACTCAGAACATTAAGTTTGATTCTGACACCACGGCTTTTACTATAGGATCTGATGGAGTATTGAGTGGAACTGGTTCGCCTTCAATGGTAAAATTATTAGATGATACTATATCAAGTGCTGTTGCACAGTATGATATTTCATCTACTCATATGAATTCTACTTATGACGATTATGTTCTATATGCTACTTTATTACCTGCATCTGATGGTGTTAATTTAATTATGTCTGTGTTTGAAAATGGTTCAGTTTTAACTGGTGATAAATATTCTTTTGAATGTAGTTCAAATTCAGCCAGTTCTTATCTACAGAGTAATTCAGTACATAGATTTGGATTAAATACTATAGTTCTTGGAAGTGCAGCGGGTGAAGGAGCAGCTATAAAAATTGACTGTCATAATGTAAATAGCACAACACATCCATTTAGTTATGGAGGAGAATCACAAAGCTTTTATTCAGATGGAACTCCTACTACTTCAAACATATGTGGTGCTTTATTACCAGCAAATAGAGCTGTTGTTGTAAATGGTTTGAGAATTAGTTTTGAAAGTGGAAACATAGCTAGTGGTACAATAAAATTATACGGAATTAAATAAGGAGAAAAAAATGCCAAGATTTAAGATGGTAAACGGAGAAAGAATCCAGTTTACGGCAGAAGAAGAAACAGCGAGAGATGCTGAAGAAAAAGAATGGTCTGACGGTGCTCCTGCACGAAGAATGGTTTCTTTAAGAGAACAGCGTAATCAGCTTTTAGCTGAAACTGATTGGATGGGAAACTCTGATATTACTATGACGGATGCATGGAAGACATACAGACAAGCACTGAGAGATATTACAAAAACAACGCCGGCAGATGATAAATTAAGTAATATTAACTGGCCAACAAAACCGGAGTAAAAAGTGGTAAGTACACTTAAACTAACAAAGATTCAGATACCTAACAGTGACAGTGACGTATTGTCATTCAATTCAAGTACTGGTGTTATGACTTTTCATAAAGATATACAAGGTGAGGGTACTGCAACAACTAATCTGCAAGGTGGGTTAGCTAAAATGGTTATAAATTATGACCAACAAGCGAATTCAATTAGGTCTTCATTAAATGTATCTTCTGTATCTGATAATAGTACAGGTGACCTTACAATAACATTTACAGCATCCAAAACTGACATTAATTACTCCCCATCATCAGTATCTCTTGCTTATGCAACCAGTGATAGAATTGGTAACTTTGTTGGTGTAAGAACTACATCTGGCTCAACACCTAATGCAAGGACTAATGGATTTACTGCAAGCACTTTAAGAATTAATAGTGGTTATGCAGCTAGTGCTAGTGGAGCTGGAAATGAAGCAGATGCTGATGCAAACTGCGTACAAACATTTGGAGATCTCGCATAATGGCATTAAGTAGAATAGGAAAAAGTATAGGATTTAAAATTACACTGAAGACTGTAACTGCAAACACGACTATCGAATCAACAGAGAACGCGATGATAGCAGGACCGATTACAGTTGCGAGTGGAGTAACACTGACAGTGAACAGCGGAGGAAGGTTAGTAGTCGTATGAGTACTTTAGCAATTGAAAACATTGAACACACTAACGGAACAAATGCTATGACTATAAGTAGTGGTGGTGTGGTTGTACCTAGAAAACAAAGTCATGTTCTTGTTATTCCACAAGGATCAACTGGATACGTGACAGCAAGTACTGGAACTTTAATAGCTTTTAATCATATTTCTGAATCATTAGGGACTGGTTCTTCAGATTTTAGTACAACAACTTATGAATATACAGCACCATGTAAAGGTCTATATTTTATTTCTTACAAAGGAGTTACTGAGACTGCTGCAAATGATGGAAGGTTCGCTTTATATATAAATGGAACTGCCTTAAATCAAACATTTTGGAGTGATGACTCAAGGAATGTAGGAGCTTCTCTTACTAAAATATTACAAAGTGGAGATGTTCTTGGGATAGCACCAACAGTTGCTTCTCAGTATTTTCGTCATGCAGCTAATTTACCATCTACTTCAAACTATACATATGCGACATTTACTTTATTGCAGGAGATTGTTTAATGCCGAGTCAAATAAAAGTAGATGAGATTAAAAACGTTGCAGGTCAGTATGAGATCAAGACGAATACTTTCAAAGGACAGACGACTGGAGGATCTATAGCCGTACAAGGTGAAGGTAGTGCAACAACTAATCTGCAACAAGGGTTGTGTAAGATGTGGATAAATTTTGACCCTGATACTATTGAAGATAGCTTTAATGTAGCAAGTCACACAGATGTTGCAACAGGACAGTTTCGCCCTATTGTAACAAATGCTTTTTCTGGAACTGAAAATAGAGCTACTGTTGTCGCTATACAAAACAATAGGTCAGAACCGTATGTACGACATGAAAGCACAACTGATTGCAGAATATATATTTACGATGAAGCAGGTGGTGCTCATTATGATGAGCAATATTATATGATAGGTACAGGAGACCTCGCATGAGTACAATAGTAGGAACAAATATTGAAGTTACAAATCTGAAGTATGACTCTGATACGACTTCTATGATTATATCAAATGCCGGTCAGGTTTCTATAAAAAGTGAAGGACAAGCTAACACAACTAATCTTCAACAAGGGTTAGCTAAAGCATGGATTTTCTGTGAGACTGATAATTCAAATTTAGTTCGAGATAGCTTTAATGTATCAACACTTCGAGATAATTCTACTGGTATGCATGGTATCACATTGACAACTGCTATGGGTAATGATGATTGGACCTGCCAAGTAGCAGGTACTGGAGGTGGTACAAGTCATGGATATGCTACATTAGATACTGGTATCTGGGGCGGAAGTGGAGATAAGCCCTATCGTTCAACTACGCAAGTAAATTTTAGAACTATTAACGCAGCTACTAATGACTACGCTGACCACAGCGATGTTAATGTTCTTTGTCATGGAGATTTAGCATGAGTACATTAGTTATAGATACTATACAAGGTAAGACAAGTGCCGGTTCTATTAACGTTCGTGGTGAAGGTTCGAATAACACAAACTTACAACAAGGGTTAGCAAAACAGTTTGTTAATATTGATGCATCTACATCAACACCATCAGTTGAAAATAGTTTCAATGTTGCATCTTTAACAGATCAAGGTACAGGTTTATTTGATTATAATACTACTAATAATTTTTCAAACGCCAAGTTTTCTGGAGCAGGATCACATGATGTTTATAGTGCCCGAGCTGGTGCAATTGAATCTTCCGATGACAGAGGAAACAGTACATCTAGAGTTAGAACAAGAGTAAATAATTCTAGTGGATCGGCATTTGATAGTAGAGAAATAATGTTTAGTACACATGGAGATTTAGCATGACAATTGAAACACCTGAATTTCAGGGAACACATTTATGGGAACGATTACACTGGGCGAAAGAAAAACTTGAGCCTATACAATCCGATTACAGAGTTGTTTGGGAAGATCCAAACGAACCTGATGCACCAGCAAAGATTACGGTACCAGATCCAAACTGGATGGCTTGTGCTTTACAAGGTGGCATACTTCCACCAGTTGAAGTTTATTGGGAACTGAAGAAAGATGAGGCACAACCAGATTTTAAGAAACATACAAGAGGTTATCTACTACATAATACAAAACCAGTTGATAAGATGACTGAAGAAGAAGCAATTGAGTATTTAATAATGAAAGACATACCAGAACATGTATGGAAAGACTATGATAAATCTAATCGTAGAAGACTTATTATTTGTAAAACAAGTAATCTTCCTGGGCATAGAACGTGGCGTAATTCGTGGAAGATTAATCAAGAGCTAGTAGCATAAGGAGAGAGAAATGACTACAATGATTCAAGACAAGAATGGTGTAATTGCTGCAGCACCGTCGTCAGTACCAGACAGGCATTTTCGAAATGCATGGATGTTCGATAGTGCACAGACTGCTATCACTGAAGATATAACTGAGGCTAAAAAAATATTTCAAGATAAGATAAGACAAGTCAGAGGACCTCTTTTAGATGCAGAAGATGTTATATACATGAAAGCATTAGAAGCCGATGATGCATCTGCTAAAACTGCAAGTGTAGCTAAGAAAAAGAAACTTAGAGATGCTCCTGCAGCAAGTGCTATCACAAG